CGAGAGGGCCCCCTGATCATCCAATTTCTGCGAAATTAGATAATAACACAATAATAATGCTCACCGCGAGCTAAAAATTTGTTAAAAATTCGAAATCAATGATTGAAGATGTGACGGGTGCTATCCCTGACCACTTTTCAACTGTCGTGAACAGTCTTTCACAAACCCCTTTATACCCCTTTAACCCTAAACCGGACAGATTTACTGAACCAAGCTACTACAAGTAGTTTGTCGACTTTAGACCGTTAAATTATTAATTGGATTGAAAGAAATTACTACCCGCATTTATGTAGGCTCTGTTTCTTTGAACACAGGAATTTTGATCAGTTAGACCTATTTAACTGACGATTTTATTACTTTATTTTAAATAAAAGTCCTAATGCAGGCAATTATTTTATAATTTTATAAGGTGTATGCAGATTTTCTCTGCCACCAAAAACCCAAACAATACCCTTAGTATGCTTTATGATACCTACTTTTTAAGTTATCGACCCCATAAGATTACATCTCCATTGGACAATCTTATTTAGACGACTTTCTTAGTATTGAATTATAATTCTATTAGTGTCTTTACCCCGTAATTATTATTTTTAGGTTATAACCATCATTTTGATGCGCAACCGTTATTTTTATACCGAAAGTGTTTGCTTACTGGTTTTATGTTTGCACTCACCTACAGGTTTAATTACCCCAGCGCAGTTCTAAGGCTGGACGTAGTTTGCTATGTAAGCTTAGTCCCTACTGATTCTAGCGTACTTGCGTTTGAGAGCGGCGGGACCGAAAGTCCTTGAGCCAATGCTTGATCTCGAGTAAAGGCGTTAGATAGGCGTGGAAAACGTTTATATAACACCCGCGATGGAATTCGCAAATGTTTGATAGCTGCGTGAGGAGATCTATCCCTCCTCAAAAGTTATCCGAAATAGTGTTCGACTGTTACTGAATCTGCGATAAAGATAAAGTAAGCTGAAGAAAAAGCGAAAATACACTATGGCCACAATCAACGAAACTAACATAATGCCTTCATACGCACCAGTTTCTTTGATTTGCCATTGGAAGAAATCCATGTTGAATCGTTACTTGGCTGACAACCAAAACTGTCAATACCCCATCTTGGCCTCTATTCTTCGTAAGAAGAAGACACGCCGTGGGAAGAAAACCAAAAGGATTCCAATTGACCGAGGATTCTATCCCCTTGGTCACTCGATCGCTACTCCTAGCGAACCGGAATTCTTTTTCCTTGGACCGACCACGTTTGATCGTCGTGATATCCCTCATGACGAACCCATTCCTGGTGTCGTGTACTCGTTGGATGCCGAATACGAAATTCCTGAGGAGAATGACTTGTCTTTTCTTAAGACTAGTGATTTTCTTCAACCCTTCCACACGGCGCTCCTTAAGAGCGTTGCTGTTTCTCGTTGTCCTCCTCCTGAACCCGACCATTCCGTGTCGTCTCTATTGTTTGCAACATCTGAGACACTTTTGTTCTTCCCAGAACAAGCTGCTTCACGCGGACAAGGTCTTATCGATTTTGGCCGTCTGTTTGATGGTTTTGATCCTTTGATCGTAATCGCCGAAGCCCCTGTTCCAGTTCCTCAAGCCCCTGCAATTCCCTCATACACTGAGGCTGACCTTTTGCAGCGCTTTAGAATGTCTGTTCCCACTATTAGACATTTCTTCCCAGGAGTTGTCGCACTTGCTGCTCGTAACGGGCGGTATTTCCTCAAACGTTGTCAAGACGAATGTGGAATTGCACAATCCTATGAGGAAACTGTTGCTGTTGACTGGACTTACTTTCCTCCTCCACCCCTTCCCCTTTTGACTCTTGTTGATCGTTGGTACATGAACGTGGCGCGCAATTTTAATTGTGCACCGCGGGAGAATGTTGATTTTCTCACCAACCGATTCTCTTGTCTTGAAGTTGAAGACTATCCTCTTGTTGAGGACTGCGACGCTACCGCATCTGTTGAAGTAGTAACCGCTGACATACCTAAGACGTGTGTGTCGTTTGGCGGCTTTCAGTGGAGTTGTCCCCTTAATGCTTGTATGCATGTTGGGGATACTCGCGGCACTGATGAGCGCCGAATTACCTCATGGCAGTATGGTCATGTCGGGTTTGTGGAGGAGGAATCTCCCACTCGCTGGGAGTGTCCTCATGTTGGTGGATCTTATCATGATGTTCCTCTCCTGAACTTGAAAGTCTCTTCCATGCAGGGTCTCATTGACACCCTGCGCTGTTATGAGGGAGATTGGCAGCTCTTTGATGAACTTGTGATGGAACTCTCTGGAGGTGATGATGACATTGAGAGCATGCTTCGATTTGGACGAGCTGAAGACCTGACTTGGATGAACAAAGGAAAGTTTTATCCGTTTTCTCAAAACGGAGTGATCCGTCGCATGCGTAACCGTCGCAAGCGTTTAGCTCGAGCCACCCGCGCTCGCAAGACCTTGTCTGATGAATTTGTGCTATCAACTCTGATGAAATCTAATTATCTCTCAGAGAAGACGTTTAAGTCTTACGAGGAAAATCTTCGTAAGCAGCGTCGTGAGACCCGACACTGTGGTGTGCTTACTTGTGACTTGTTTTACACGTGCACCTGCTGTTTCCGATGCGACCACCATGATCTTTGCAAGACCCGCAAAGATTTTGGTAAGAGACGCCGAGCTCAATTTCGACGCCGTCTTGAACGTACTCCCCTCAAAGTGCGTTTTGCCGATGAAACTGGACCTGCCCAAGGTGTAAGTTTCAGTCGTGGACGGCCTGATGTAAGCTTGTATCCTACCAAGTTCGATTTGAACACCGAACTTGCTATGAAATTTGACGTCGACTCGATCACCAACTTTTTCACTCAAATGTTTCCATCCCGACCTACCGCCACTTGGAAGAATCAAATTGCTGGAGTAGTCCTTCTTTTGACCGGACTCTGGCAAAATCGAGGTTCTCTCTCGAATTGTATGACTCACGTCGCACAGTATTTGAATGTCTTGAACCTTGGTAGTGGACTTTATGCGCAAGCTTATGAGCTCATTGCTGGATTCTTTCCTCGACTTGCAGGAGATGTAGGTCGTGCACAAGCTGGAGGCATGGAAGAAACTCTTTCTCGTCTGAGAGAGTGGATCCCCGCTCTTGCTGGTTGCAGTATGGTCCTGGCGACTCTAACTGTTCTTAGAGAATTACCTTCGGGAGGTTCCGTAACTGACCTGATTAACCGATTTTCACGAATGGGACAATGTGTCTCCTCCATTGAGAAATTAGTGGAGTATGGAAAGTCAGTTGGAACAACGACCTATGACTGGATCTGCAAACATGTCTTCGACATTGACACTACGAAGTGTGATGCTTGGAGCGAGATTAATCAGTGGTGTGATGATGTTTCCGAACTGAACAACACTAATTATGAAATGGAAATTCGCGGCAATGCTGCTATGAAAGCACAAGTTGACACCCTGTTGATTCGGGGTGATAAGATCTTGAAACTTCTTGACAGCCTTAAGGTTGAATTCTCGAAGCGCACTCGAATTACCAATTTGATGATCCTCTTGAACAAGTTCCGAGAAACCGCTGCTGGTAGTGGAGCTGGACAATTTTACTCTCGCGTCAACCCTTATATTCTTTGGGTGACTGGCGCCTCTGGAGTAGGAAAGTCCACTATTCTCGATCTTTTGAACACGGAACTCCTGCAGTCTATGGGCTGCACTGATGCGAGTGATCTTGGAGAAAAGGTTTATTACCGTAATCCAAGTGACACAGATCAATATTGGTCTGGATACTCTAATGAAGTGAAGATCGTTGTGTGCGATGATCAGTTCGCACGCAAAGACACTGAAGCTAATCCTTCTCAGGAGCCTTATGAAGTGATTCGTATGGGTAATAATGCTGCTTGGCAGCTACCTATGGCTCATTTGATGGACAAAGGAACAACTTTCTTCCGCGCGAATACTGTGATCTGGACTACAAATCGTTCTCAGGTTAAGTTCGTCTCTTTGACGAACCCTGAAGCTGTTTATCGTCGAGTCTGTGCTAAGTGGAGACAGCAACCCAAAATTGAATTTGCTACTGAACGGACTATCAATGGTAAGAAAATCTTGACTCTTGACCAAGAGAAAGTGAGACTTGCTCTTCTTGAAGATCCTACCAAGATCACAGAGTTTGTCGAATTCCAACAGATGGACTCTGATGCCAGTACGGAGCGACAAATTGGTCACCCTCTTTCCTATAGGGAGTGGGCTGATCGTATTGTGGCTGAGAACAAGGCTAACCTTGTACGACATGAACTTGTGCAAGGTGCTAAGAACACTTACTGGGAAAAGATGAAGCCTCGTTATCACGGCGAAGTAGGAAATGCCCAGATGATGCAAGAGCAAGAAGAAGTTCCCGTCTTTGATGCTGGGCTGGTGTACCATGCCAACCCCGGAGCCTTCAACATCGGTGGATGGGTGCACATCAATGTTAGAGATTGCCCTGGATTTGAATCAGCGGCTGCCCCCAGACGACTGGGAGCTCCCCCTAATTATCCAATTGGACCGGAAACTAAGTGTCTCCATGTTCATGGTGAGCTCGCAGAAGAAGCGGTTCGCGGTTGGCAACATGCTACCGCCCGTGCTCAGCTTGCAGCTCGTCATCACCAGAAATGGGTGTTCGATACCATCTTTTATGAACAGACTGGTTTGGCCGCAAATCGCGTGGCCACCTGTGTTCTAGCCGAACATAATCCACCTGATGAACACGAAGAGACACTTCTTAGAAAACTCATGAACGCAACTCTTGGAGTAAAGCGCGTCTTAGATAAGGCGTCTAACTCCAAAATCGGGAAAATGATCTGGAAAGTAGTGAAGGCTCCTTGGTACATTGCCAAGTGGGCGAGCGATTGCATTTACGAAGTGCGGCCCTTCTTGAATTGGCGATACGCATTCGTGATACTGTTCTGCGTTGTTTTGCGACAGACTTGGAGCGAACCGTTTGGTTGGATGGCTCCCCTTGGACAATTCCTGAAACCTCTTCATGAGTGGATTTGGAAACCAACCAAGGAGACTCAACCGAAACCTGGGAAGGTAGATATGACTTTCTTTGATAAGGAAGGTTATAAGGTGGACCGTAAAGTCCCCACCGATCTAGCTGATCTTATCCTTGTGGCTTGTGACAGAGCCGCAGCAGAAGGGTACGAAAAGGCACCCCAGGGGCGACCGAAAACTTCAGTGGAGGGAGCTTACGAGAAAGCAACCGCTGGGCGTTCGGTTGCTAAAGTTGAGACATACGAACCACCGAAATTTGGACGACCTGTGATTAAAACTGACAAGGGAGGAAAGACGGAATGTCGTTCTGACCTCGTTGTTGGAGAAGAGTGTAGGAGTCCTATTAAAGCGGGTTGGCTTGATAGCATGATTTTCGGAATTAAATCCGGAGAAGAGTATCATGTGAAACCTTTCACTCGTCCTGTGCACCTAGTTAATGGTGTGCGCATTGAAGGATTTGAGGAAGAAGCAGCTAAACCTGAACGTGGACCTCTGCAGATGATTTGCGACCAGAACGCAAGCGAGAACGCAGCCATCGTTTTTCGCAATCTCTACTGTCTTGAGTTTAAGGACTCTCGTGGAGAATGGCAGCGAGCGATGAACATCCTCTTTATTCAAGGGAGGATTGCGATTTGCAATCGACATGTACTGACTAACATGGCAGAGGAGTGGAGGATTCGAAATCTTTCCATTCCCAACGGATATCTTTTCAATTTGAAGAAGCTTCCCTGCCTATTTGCCCCTGATGACCACCAAATTCATGGTAAGAAGGACGTCGTGATGTTTGTCTTCCCAGATAATCTCCATCAGCATCCCAATATCGTGAAGAAGTTCATGACCTCAGATGATTTCTCCAGATTTTCAAGTCTGGGTCAGATTTGCCTTACTGGATATCGCACTACTGAAACGGTGCATCCCTATTCTCAGGCAGCCCAGAATTGTACGGCTTTTGATGCTGAGTTTACCTTAATTGGTAGTACTGGAGCTCAAGTCGGAAAGATCCGGAGATATTTCAAATATGGAATCCAAACGACTGTAGGAGATTGTGGAGCTGTTATCATTGCGTATGATTCTGCCTTTAATCGAAAGATAATTGGCATCCACGCAGCTGGTACAGCTAATCCCGAATTTGCTGGAGTTGGCCAACCTGTCTCGCAGGAGTTTTTAGAATTCTTGTTGAAGGCTATTCCGAAAGTTCGGGCTGATGCTCTTATGAGTCCTGACCCAGAAATTAAATCAGATTTGACAGCTGTCAATGAAGATGGGAAAATGGTTTTGTCGCTCCCAATCCCTGGCAACTTTGTTCAACACGGACAGGTTCAGGGTGCTCATGAGGTGACGAAGTCGCGAATTTTCCCTTCACCCGTTTGGAATGTGATTGCCGAACCTTTGACCAAGCCCGCTCATCTCAAACCTTTCGTCAATGATGAAGGTGAGAGAATTGATCCGAAAGCTCTTGCACAAATAAAAGCCGCAGGAGTGCCTCCACCAGTTGACACGGATGTGTTAGCTGATTGTGTACATGGTTATTCGCAAGATGTACTAAGTTGCAAAGGAGATGCCAGCACCAGCAAGTATGATCGAGTTTTAACTCTTGAAGAATCCATTGCTGGCGTTGAAGGAGAAGAATTCCTTGCCCCTATCAACCGCTCCACTTCCCCTGGATTCGGATGGGACAAGAAAGGCAAAGGGAAAACGAAATGGCTCGGAGAGGATGAATACATTTTTGACAACAAGGAAATCCTCGCTAAACACACTAAGATGCTTAACGATTGTAAAGCAGGTATTCGACCCTCTGTCTTTTGGCAAGATGTGCTGAAGGATGAGAGGCGACCTATGGCGAAAGTAGACGCTGGGAAGACCCGTCTATTCTCGGTGGGAGATATGGTTTTTAATCTAATCTTCCGCCAGTACTTCCTAGGTTTTGCGGCTCATATGATGATTAATCGTATCGAGCTCGAGTCCTGCATCGGTACCAATGTCTACTCGAGAGATTGGTCGTTGATTGCTGAGCGTATTCAGCAGCTTGGTGACAAAGTGATTGCTGGAGATTTCTCTAACTACGATGGCACGTTGAACGCTCAATTTCTTTGGGCTGTTCTTGAGGTAATTGATAACTTCTATGAAGCTGCTTCGGCAGAAGATAAGTTAGTTAGGCGTGCCTTGTGGTCTGAGATTGTGAATTCTATCCATGTTTCTGGCAACCATGTTTATATGTGGACCCACTCAAACCCCTCTGGATGCCCTTTGACAGCTATATTGAATAGTGTCTATCACTCTCTCTCTGCGCGATATGTGTTTATCGCTCTCGCGTGGGAGAATGAAGCTGAACTAGCCAACATGCAGGCTTATAATAAGTATGTTCGGCATGTCAATTATGGTGACGATGATGTCTGGAATATTTCGGACTCAATTATTTCTTGGTTTAATCAAGATACGATCGCGAAAGCGTATGAGACCATTGGCATGACTTACACTGATGAGGCAAAGACCGGAACTTGTCTTCCTTTCAGGAAGATGTCAGAGATCGCTTTTCTTAAGCGTGAGTTCCGCTGGGATGAAACTCAAGCACGTTACCGCGCCCCACTGTCTCTTGATACTATCCGAGAGATGCCCATGTGGGTGCGCAGTCGCGTTGATGTGTATGAACTCACGGCGACAACTTTGGAAGAAGCTGTTCATGAGCTTGCCCAACACGGGCGTGATGTTTTTGAACGTGAACTTCCCCGTTTTGAGGAAGCCCGACGGATTATTGGGAAAAGAGTGAACTGCACTTTTCTCTCTTATGATGCTTACCAGCAGCTGGAGACAGTTCGTTGGTGTGCCACGCAGTCGAACGAAGAAAAACCTCGTGATCGGGGCTCCATTCAGATCGACGAAACGAGTGGAGCAGCAAATCCTGCTGAGGTGCGGAAATCTTTGCGGACGTACGCGGTGTCAGGGTTATTTAGCCCTATTGGTGAGTGTGTGGACACCTTAAATGATAGGCTACTCACCCGTCGTGCTGGAAGGTACGG